ATCAGTAGCAGCTAGGTCTATAATCCCACTCATACTCATAGAACCATGATTTCCCCCTGCTCCAGCTGCCATATCTCTTTTAACTGTAACATTAGGGAACTCAGTAGCTCCGTTATTCTTATACAGGCTAAAGGCAAATTCAGCCGCAGTACCTGCAACACTATCCGCACTTATAGAAAGAGTTGCTAAATACATACCTGCATTATCGCAAGTAATATGGTCGTTTGTGTGGTCGGGGGTCATTGCATTACTAACCCCATTAGTATTGAATGTAGTAACTTGAACCTTATTAGCCTGTCCTGCTGTTGTTATTGTAATAGTTGCGGCAGCATCATTAGCGTAGATTTCAGCAAAGGGGACGCCTGAAGTTGCTCCCGAGAATATTAAATCATTAGTGAGAGTTGTAACACCACTAACCCCAAGAGTTGAGTTAATCTGTGTTGCATTGCTATGGACTATGCCAGAGATTGCGGCTTGAGTTATCACATTACCCACATAAGTTGTTAATGCTCCGAAGTTAGACTGTCCCATTCCAAGAACATTAGTCGCTGAAGTCACTGCGGGGATTCCCAATAAAGAACCAAAACGCAGTGTATTAGTAACACCGTCGACAACCTGAACAGCTGTGTTGTTTGCAGTTGTTGCCTTAACTTGCAGAGTGTCTGCTCCTGCATTAGTTAACACTGTTTTTCCTGTGTGTGTCCATGCTCCTGAAATACTTTCAGTTGCTGACTTATCTACTAGGTTTTGATTCTGAATTCCTGAGATTGTTCCTCCTGTGTCTGTAAAGGTTATTGTATCAACTCCAGTCATTGAAGTATCATTCATTGTTATATTAGAAGTTACATTATTTATTCCAGTTGTTTCAATTCTGGACTGGAATGATTGAACCGCAGAGAAGTTATTATCTATACCCTTCAAAGCTATAACGTCAGTTGCAACGATAGCAGGATAAGAAACTGTCTGACTACTTGCCTGACTTCCGTTCTTCTGAACAGTAATATTATTACCACCCTTAATCCCATGTTGAAAGCTCTCAGTATCAAAGACAAACGTTCCAGTAACTACCTTCATTAATGCTTTAAACTCAGATTCAGAGTTCCATGTTTGTGTATTATTCCATGTCTGTCCCCCTGTCCATGTGTTTGTAGTTGAAAAATCAAACCCTACCGTATCGCCTACAAGAGTAATAGGGCTAGATACGGCAAGGTTAGTATCGTCAGAAATATCCACAGTACCTAACCCTATTGTATCTCCAGTGAGGGTGATTGGAGAACTTACAGCTAAATTAGTATCGTCGGAAATGTCAACAGGTAAGGTAGCAAAAGCTGCTAAGGCTTCAGGGTGTGTACTAATCCCCGAGTGATTAGGTATAAACATATCGTTAGCTATTGGGGTCTTAGGTTCAAAAGAATTACCTTTAAGATTTTTAATAATCGTTGCTTCCTTAGTCGGTCTGCCTACCTTTGCCATTAGTCTATACCCACTCTATCCCTGCTAGTTATATGACTACTTTGTTCAGCTACTAAGTTCATAGTGTGCCCTGTCTGCTTTGTAGTACGTGCAATTATCCCGTCGTCTACAGGGTAACGCGTAGCAATTTCCCTAGTGCCACTACTTCCTTGTATTTCAGAGGTTTCAACCAAAGCATAAAATGCTAATAATCTTCCAGTGAACCCCTCGCTAGTACCGAAAGGGTCAGCTAAGGTAGTCTGAGAGGTAAGCGTAGCAAATCTTGCGTCAGTAAATCCAGACTTTCCTACAAAAGAATTAGCTGTACTATCGTCTAATTGGCAGGCTATCCAGTAAGTAGTGTGGGGTGTGATAGGTATATTTACAGTGGTAGTTTTCCAGCCTGCTGTAGTTCCCTTTGCATTGGTCTGGCTTAATGAACCTACTACAGCGTTGGGTGTGTCTAGTGTACTATCATGGGAATATATACCCATTTCAAAATTAGATTCAGAAGTAGAAGTAACACAATACCACCCTAGCTCTGTAATCTTTGAAGCCTTGGCAGGAGATACAACTTTAAACGCTTGTGTTCTTGTGTTCTTTTGTTCGTTCTCTGCTGCGTCAGGGTCTGCAGTTGGTGCAGTTGTTACAAATCCAGAGTTAGATCCTAATACTAAAGCCATAAGAAATAGAGTTATTCAGACTTTTTAGTTTTTACCTTTTTAGGTTCTTCAGAATTTCCAGCTAGTGTAGGATATAATACTTCAAGCTCTTTAGCATTTTCTACAGCACCCATACTTAAGTAATGTGCGTGTAACTTTTTAGAATTTTCAAGCGTCATTTTAAGTAATTGTGTTAGTAATCAAGTGAACGCTCTTAGGGTCTGTTAGTAAACATTCTCCCTCTTCGAAACACCTTATTTTAGTTCCAATTCCTTCGTCTACTATTGTAACAGCTTTGATAGGCATGAAAGCTTTCCATGTAGCGCTACGAGTTGGTACCCACATAGCTACACTATCAGTAATAGCGTTCTCAGAAACAACAATCTTAGTACCTAATAGGTTCATAACTACTCCACTCTCTACTTTTTCGCTAGCAAACTGTGGTATAGAACTACCTTTTGTAGATATTAACCATGTCATTAATAGCCTGTGTTCTATTGGGTTCATAGCTAAGATAGCTCCCTCAGGGTTATAACCCTGACTTCTAATCTTTTGCTTAGCTGTAAGAATGTCAGCTATAATATCAATGTTAGCAGGTGTACCGTTGTCCCATGTTGCAGTAGCTGCTGTACTTAGAATATTACTAGGGCTTTGGCTTTCTGTGATTACGTCATAAATTCTAGCGTCTACTTGTCTAGCTACAGCTCTTGTTAAGTCCCTTACGTTAGTTGCTAGAATGTCTACGTCACTATCGTTAATATCTTCCATAGACAATAGTGGGCTTTCAACGAAATACTTTCTTACATAACTTGTGTTTCGTGTCCATGTTTGTTCTACTACTACTGGTAAGGATTTACTAGAAGTATTAGCTATCTGAGAAGCTGTAATACCTGTAGTATCAGTACTATCTAAAAAGCCGCTAGTCTTTTGCTGCCACCTCATTTCTCTAGCTGCTGTGGTGCTTACAGTCACAAAACTCTTAAATACATTTTCTTCGTCTGCGAAACCTTTCGCCAACTTATCAATATCAATACCTCTAATGTCTGCCTGACTACTTCCGTCTGCCATTTTATGTTGAGTGGTGTGGCTTTAATTCCATTAAGAAAGTGTGCGTATCTGACGCAGTTTCTAATGAAATGCCTAATTTATGTCCTGCTCCTGCTGCTGCTGCTGCAACTTCGTTAGCTGCTCCAGTGCTTGCGTGAGTGTCAATAGCTAAACCTACAGTAATACCAGCAGCGCCAGCCAATACTCTAAAAACTCCCTCTCTGTAAACTCCGATTTTTGTCCTACCGTCGTTTGCAATCTTTTCCTCAGCTGCAATACCTGCGATTATGTCACCGTCACCGTCTGCAAGAACTGCGGTCATTGGGTCAGTCATTTTAAGAATAGCTCCTTTTTCAATTCCTGTGCCGTCTGCTACAGTGAAAGGAAGTGGTAGCCCTGTTTCATGAATTAATACTGCTTCGTTTGCCATAATACACAGAGTTGGCACTATTATATAAATGTTTCTAATTATTCGGTAAACCGAATAACTATTTACCCTGTTCTTCTGCTATCTTTCTCTTGGCTAAATCAGTTAATAAATTGCCAATTTCGATATTCATTTCAGATTTTAAGATTACTTCCTTTTGCATTTCAAGTAAGTTAGTCCACTCACTTTCTGCTTTAGTTCCAATCTTAACGTCTATTTTTTCCTCACTCATTTGATTTTGGCACTTCTCCCCTTAAAATCTTCTGTGCATACTCTGCAGGTGTTAGCTCTTTCTCTTGCTCTTGAGTGCTTCCACTTGTAGACTGCCCGCCTAAGATTTTCCTACTTTCTATTTGTTCTAACCTTTTAATGTTCTCTTCGAAACGGGTGTTTTCTTTGTCCAGCCTGTCAGCCTTTTCGCTAGCGTTGTCAATAAGGCTATTACTTTCGGCTTTTTCTTCTGTGCTCTCTGTCGCCTTGTCTGTTTTTTCGTTTTCATTTTCCATAGTGTTTACCCCCTTATAGCTCTGCATTTGTTAAACTTTGTTGAAATCGTAGCCCTATTTTAGTAGGGTCTGGATTTTCTAAAGCGCTTTTCATTTCCAGTACTAAATTAATTCTCTCGCCATTATTAAATACTTCAAACTCCTCTAAGTCCTTTATACCATTACCCCCTAAGTACTTGTTAAGGTCGTGCTCAGTATCAAATATTAACTGCTGCCTTGTACTTTCAATATTAGTTAACTGCTTGTTAAATAATCCTAAGTAAACTCCAGCGTTAGCAGGGTCTTGGTTAGCTCTGTTTACTAAATCATTAAGGTTCTGTGCTCCCTCGCTTAGTGACTGTGTGCTTGAGGTTTCAAAATCCCTTACCTGTCCCCTCAGCTCTGAGAGAAAACCACTAGCAAATCCAGCAGTCAATCCACCTATAGCTCCAATGGCTGCGCCTACTGGTGCACCTACTCCACCAGTACCTACACCCCCAATTATACCCCCGCTTGTTGCTCCACTAATAACACTAGGTATAACTCCAGTTGCTGCGCTCTTTGCCGCTTGCCCTACGTCTAACTGTGTTTGGTCTACAAAAGCACCCTCTCCGCCTACTCCAACTTGTGCCGATAAGGCTGCTCCTTGTGCTAATCTTCTTTGTTCTGCTGCTAAGTCTGAGGAGATTGGCGCACCCTCAGGTATTCTTAACCTGTCAGTCTGTTTCTGTAATACGTTCTGTGCTTCCCCAGCTGGTAAGAAAAATGTAGTACCGTCAGCTTGCTTTATACCTATAAGCTCTCCTGTTTCGTCGTCTGTGATTGCTTCTGTTAATCCACTCTTCTTAGGTTCTACCTTTCCTTTTTTATCTCTTAATCTCTCTAATACTTCAGGTTTCTCTTGTGTTGAAAACTCGTGTCTTTCAGGTTCTGTACTAATCCTATTAATGCCTGCTATCTTACTTCTCTGTTTCTCTCTCTCTGCTATCCTATCTTTAGAACCTGTAGGGTCACGTAATCCCTCACTAAAGCTCTGCCTTTTCTTACTTCTAGGGTCGTCTTTATTTCCCTCGCTAATATCTTGTTTGTCTTGTGTTTCCCTCTGACTTCTACGCCTAAACTCCTCTTCGCTTTCGCCTTTTCTTCTACTTGCCATTTATAGTTTTTCCCCTATTACTTCTGTTAGTCTATCCATTGATTTAGTAAGTCCTCTTATTATGACTTGCCTATCATAAATAAGGTATAATATGAATACTCCAGCTACTCCGTACTGTAGTAATACCTCTTGTATCATTCTGCCACTCCTGCGGTTGTATCGCTAGGTTGGAATGTTAAGGCTGCGTTAGCTCCGTCTTTCTTTTCGTCATTCTGTAAGTCTTGGCTTAAGGTTGCTGGTCTAGTAAAGGTTATTTCAATACCTAACTGCTTCAATAATTGTTGTTCTAGCTCTAGCTGTTCCCAGTGAACTATTTGTTCGTGTGCTAAGTATATAACTTTGCTATCGCTCTCAGTTCCACCACCCGAACCGCCTACCTGTACCTGTGGTAATCCAATACCCCTATAGAACTTCCCTCTTAACTCATTCCTATACTTTAGTATAACCTCGTTAGCGGTAACCTGTATAACCTTATAATCTACTGCGTTTTCGTCGTCAGGGATATATATGTTATCTCCCTTTTGGTGTGCTGCTTCCATTTTAGTAATGAAATCATTAATCTTAGCTTGGTTATCAGTCCCTATTTTAAACATAATCTGCGGTTTAGCCTGCCAGTGCATGAACTTCTGTAAGTCGTCAAAGCTCTGTTCGTCTGCCTTAACTACAGGTTCTAGAATATCAACGTCACTCAAGCCATGCAAACTATCAGCTAACCTCATGTTAGTTAAGTGTAGCATATCTTTAGGTTGGAATTTTTTAATACTCTTCTTATTAGATAGCTTGCCATGTTGCTCGTATCTTATTAAAATCCCTCTTGCGTCTACTATGTGCTTAATCGTACTAGGGTCAAGTGGCTTAATGTTAATTAAAATGCCGTCCTCACTCCTAATAATCTCAGCGTATGCGTCACCCCCTATCCTCTTGGTAACCTCAAGACTGAACATAATAGTATCGAAAGTATCCTTACCCATTCCGCTAATCTGTCTTAGAATTACTGTGTTTCTTTCATTAGTAGTATAGCCCTTTCCTACAGTCCATATAGCTTTCATATTGATAGCGTTTCTTAAGTCAGAATTAGTATTGAATAAACCCCATTGCCTACCCCAGTTGTGATTTTGCCATTCTGTTTCAGTCCCTGTTACTCCGTCAGTCTGCATAACTGGCGCGGTGTACTCTCCAGCGTTAGCCCTATCTCCTTTGGTTGTCTGTGCTGTGTCTAGTCTTGCCATGGTTTTTAAAGTTTCCTATACTATTTAGTTTTTCCTATATGAATATCTTAAATGGAACTTGAACCTGTATGTCTGTGTTTGCTGTGTGTCCTGTTATTGCTTGAGGTGTAGACAATACAGCGCCAGTTCCTCTATTACTTCCGTCAGCATAAAAGGCATAACTTGAAGAACCAGAACTAAT